CGTCCATCTTGTAGCGAAACGCCATCTTATCACTGACTTCTTTGTCAGCAGCTATCGCTTCCTGGGCAAATGCCTTGTAGTCCTTCGGCCACTTGAACCAATTGGGGGTTCCTCCAGCGAGCATTTTCTTTATTGTATCTCGCGTGGTCTTCAAATCCCGATTCACCCCCCAGGGCGAATCAAGATTTTGCAGTGGGGGCTTGTTAGCCATTACAGTCCTTTTGAAGATATTGCAAAATCTTCTGCAACTCTTCTATTGTCGCATCAGACTTAATTCTGTTAGCTCGATGAGATATAAATACAAGATTGTCTTTGTACTTTTTCAAGTACGGCAAATTAGAATTTTTACGGTCCACTGAAGGGACAAAATCTTTGTTCTTCAAAGAACCTTTAGAATACTTAATACCCAAAACCGGACACGAATCAGTTAAAATAGGGAGGTCGGCAATATCCAAATCAGACTCGTACCCACGATGCCTCGACCTCTCTCGTATATTAACTAACGCCTGAAACTTAACTCGCTCATCAACATTAGAAAGTTGAGAGTAACCGCCATGAGTTCTGTTTAACCTACCTTTTATAGCGGCTAGTTCTGACAGCAGACATCCACAAGATTTTGTCTTATTCCTTAAAAGAGAATTAGACGAAACGCTAACAGACTTTCCACAAGAACAAATACAACCCCAAATTACAACGACATTACCACCACTTGTAATGTGGTCTTCAAATCTTTTTTGAACTGCAAGACGACCAAAAATACGTCCTGTCAAATCAATCAATTTGCTCATTATTCTCTCCTATGAAAAGAGTGCGATTGAAGGAGCACGTTCATAGCGTGCTCCCCCAACCTAAATCTTAACACAAGTTGCAACCTGTGTCAAGAGGTTCTTTACTGAATTGCAGGGACGCTGTCACATTTTGTTACTCGCCTTACGGCGGGACGAATCATTTCTGTTCGTCTCTTACGGTTTGTTTTTCCCGTAATGTTCGGACTATTGCATCGCTCATGTTGAGCGTTTCTCCGCTTAGTCTCTCACGGTCCCTTTCGGGTTCCGCCTCGTTGCCGTTTCAGGGTTCGAGTCAATCAGGAGAAATTTAAACTGGACTAACAGATACCTGAAATCCAGCGCATTCTTTGCGTGTTTGCTCCACGGGCAGGCGGCAATGAAACCGTCTGATGGAACTTGTAAGAGCACCATCCGCCAATTGTTCCGGTCGGATCAAAGCTTGAGGCTGGCGCGTTATCAACTACTTTACAATCTATAGTTCGCCAGTCGCCTTCGTGAAGGTCGGTGTCGCCCGCAACTTCCAACCATACGCCGATCAAAGCGTAGTTACCGAACACGTATGTGCGGTATGCAATCTTACCAGATGACTGGTAGTTTGCGGTTGTGGTTACGAATGGGGTCTGTCGGAGCACTATGTTTGTGCCCGGAAGTTCGATGTCCATCTTCTGGTCTGCACCAGCGATCTTGTCAAACTTGTCAATGTTACCAAGCTTCCACAAGTCAACGATGCTGTTGTTCACAGTCGTAGCGTTGAAGATATCGCCCAACACGTTTGAGCTAACTACTCCAGAGAACTTGCCACCACGGTTCGGCAACACGTTCTTTGAAACTAGCTGCTGCTTCAGTTCACGGACAGTCCCCAAATCGAGGGTGTACGGTGAGCTTAGCAACGCGCTCTGGTTAACCTGAGTGTCAACTGACGATGCGCCTGCGGCATCGGCAACTGCGCTGTACAGTTCGGAGATGCTCTGACCAGCCTGGTATCCTAGTTCAACTGCGCTGTTCCCAACAACGTCATCGAGTGAAGATGCGATAACGAATGAAGAGAAGTTGCTGTAGTTGTTCCATTCACCAACCTGAGCCGGAGAACTGATCTGCCCAACGAACTCGGGTGAACCTACAACACCGTCTCCAACCTGGGTTGTGTCCCCGGTTAGGGTATTGTACTGGAAGAACTGACGGTTGATTCCTGAATTCAACGGCTGAACTCTACGTTCTGCCGCGACCAAGAATGCGTCGGTTTCTCCCTTGCCTTGTGTTAACTAACAGTTGTTTTCCTGTTAGAGCGGACTATCGCATCCCGCCGTCAGCGGGTCTTCTCGTTTAGTCTCTCACGCTGCTTTCGCTTGCGCCTTGTTCCCGTCTCAGGGTTCAAGTCCATTAGAGAAGATTCTCACTTAAATATAAGTGACCCCTTAATTGAGGTTAGGAATAAGTTCCTTATCGAAAAGGATACTTTGTGCCGTCAATATATTCCCAACATTTGCTGCTGACGGATTCGGTGAGCCTGCCATAGCAGTGCCCTCCCGTGTGCCCTAGGATGTGTGAATTATCGTTATTTCTTGTTACGGGCCTCCGCGAAAGCTACAATTTGTGCTCTGATTGCGGGATTACGCATCTTCGCACGCATCGTCGGTCCGTCCCATGATCTAACTTCTTCCACTGTGAGTCCTTTCGGCGCTACGGCGGCAGGGCGAACTCCTGAGTTCTGTCCTGGCTCCAAGCTACCGTTGACTCCCGGCCTACGAGCAGGCAGTACCGGATTAGCCGGGACCACTGTCTGTACCGTAGTAGGCACCACTGGCGACACGGCCACTGGCACTACTGATGTTGGCGGAACTACTGCCGCTACCACTGGCACCGGATTGACCGGGGTCGTGGGCGGGACTGGCGCTGCAACAGGTGCCAGTTCGGATTCCAAAGCATGAAAAGCAATCTCAAGATTGTCGGAGGTCCAAGCGAGTTGATTTTCCTCGAAGTATCCCTTGACTAACTCGATGTTTGCTTGACAATTGTTAAAATCTTTCTGATGACGTACCAAGAAATCGTAACTTACTTTTTCCTGACGTCGAAGTTCGTTGAGTTCGGAGGTCTTCTGGTCTGCTTCGGCCTTAACCCTATCCGCCTCGACTTTCTGAACCTTCCGAACAGCATCAAGCTGTTTCTGAGGGTCGTCTGACTTCAAATCTTTCATAAAGGTCAACAACTCCGCATCCGACGACTGCGCTGGAACTATCGGCTGCTGTTGTTCCTTGAAAGAAACTTTTTGTTTCTTCAATCGGTGAAACGCTCGGGTCGCTTGAATGTGTGCTTCAATAATCTTTCCACGCAACTCTTCTTCGGTCGCTGCTTCGAGATGAGTCGGACGGCCAATAGCGTTGCCGTCTTCATCCTTCACCTGGTAGTCAGCTACAAACTTTTTTGGTAGCGCTGCAACACGAGTCGCTTCGACCTGCTCTGCTGCGACACGCTGCGCTTCGGCTTCCGCCTCTACGCGCTGCTCTTCTGATACGACTATCTCTTCCGGCGACGCTGTTGTCGGAGGAAGATCAGCCACTTGCCTTGCTTCGATCTCGGCCTGCGCGGCTTCGACGTCTGCGAGACTCTTGGTTCTGATGATCTCGTAGATGGCTGCTCGCATCTCTGTACTGCGGTGCATCTGATCCTTCATCTCTTGCCCGGTCCACCCTTTGATGTGGTCAAACGTGAGAGTTTCCGGAGTTACTGGCGTTGTAGTCATTAGTTTAATCCTTTTACAATCCTATTGAATTCTGGTTCACTATTCTTTTCTTTGTCTTCTTGACCAGCAACTAGTTGAGACTGCCAGTCAATACTCTGAAGAATCAGAAAAGAAAATTCTGTTCGTTCTCTAAGCTTGAGATGAGCGTTCTTGAGCTTCTGCTCGTACCGCTCATCGTCAGGCTTCAGTTTCTGCATTTCTTCGGTGACCCGCTTTATAGCTTCCATGAACAACTTTTCCAGGACTGGAAATCCCGGCTGTTGTCTCAACGCAGCCAAAGAGACTCTCTCGGTCATCGTTAGGGCACCGTCTTCCATTAAAAGGGGTATTGGCATTGTATTCCTTTTGTTTCACGTATTGGCTAGACTGTTGTAGTGCTGCCGAAACTCTGAGGATTCTCGCTCGGCTGTCCTGCTGTTTCCAAATTCAAACTGTGTTCAGTTGCTGAACGTAATGCCTCCGCTCCGGCCTTACCGAGGGTGTTCTCGTCTTGCAACTGTTGGTCTTGCTGGAACTTCTTATCCTGCATCGCCTGCTGTCCCTGCAATTGCTGGGCCTGCATAGCAGACGGGGAATTAGCCTCATAACGCTGCGATTCTGGCTGCGTCATAGGACGTAAGAAGTCCTGCGAGAACTTCCATCCCGCCGCGTCTGTGAAGGCCTTGAAGATTGCTACCGCGTCGAACTGATAGTGAGCATCATTGACGTTCTTTACGAACGTCGGGTTGTTCAGAAGTTGAATGATAACTGGAAGTGCCTGGGCCATTTCTTTCTTCGCGCCCAGGTGAGCACCAGCGAGAACCTCATACTCGAATTTCGCGTTGCGAAAATCAATATGATCGCCCATGTAGGCTGTTCCCAACTCCTCGCCAAGTACACGGCGAAGAACCGATGTCGGAAGCAACTCGTTGTTCAACTCGTCCATCTGATAGAGCCATGGTTCGAAGACCTGCTCGACCAATCGGCTCGTAGGCCCGTCCAGTCGAGATGCGTTAGCCTGTATAACAGCCGCCGCTCCGGTACCCGAACGCATTCCTGTTCCGCGTCCGCCACCAGTGGTTCCGCCTTGCCCTACTATTTCGTTAGCACCTGAAGTAGCCGCAGCGGCCTGCTGCGCCTGCTGCAAGAATTGCCACGCCTCTGACGGAACCGGTGGCATGGTCAAGAACTTGAAGCTCTTGTCCACATCATCGTCAACGTCTATGATGCCGCCCTGCTTCCAGCGCGTCATCTGTGTTGGCACATTAAACCCCTTCTTACGAACGGCTGTAGGCTGCAAGCCATACGCAAGTAGGTCGAGTGCCAGGTTCGTTATCCCCTGCTCAACAATTTGTTCTGCCCCGATTAACTGACCGAGCCCCTGTCCGTAGAAGCTATCTGGGAGGTCTCTCCAGTTTGCGCTATAGAACGGCTTCTTGCCGTACGGGTTCGCTTCGTTTCGAAGAAGAATATTCTTTCCACTGAATGACAGGACGACAATAACTTTCTCGTTGTCCCAGCGCTCAAGAATCTCCATCGGAGAATCCTTGGGGTCGGCACTGCTCCTGAAGCTACGCGGAAGAGCGTGCTGCAAGTACCCGCGCATACCTTCCGGTATGGTCAGGGTGATGTTGTCCGATCCGACTGTCGGTCCGGACAAAAAGAACGCCATCAAATCAGATTCACTCGGGATGTCGTATCCCGGGATATCTCGCAGAGAGTTCAGATCATCGTATGTCGCGTAATCTCTGTAGATGACCCACTTTGCCTCACGGATATCTCCGACGCGACATCCTGGGTCAACTAGAACTGTACGTATATCGCAGTACTTAATCCACGGGCGAGAAATTTTCAGAGGCTCGTAAAAGATTTCAAAATCATCAGAGTCCGGCGTGTCAATCGGCGTAGTCGGGACTATCGTGTTGAGAGTCGCTGGGGCTGCCTTGCGACGGGTTTTCTTTATCTTAGTTTCTTTTTCGGTGTATCCCCACTTGAATATCGTGGTCCCTAGCAGGCCCATCTGGTTCGTGCCACGCTCTACCTGAACGCGAAACTTCATATCCCAGAGTTGTGCCGAGAACAGCGCAGTCTTGGCTCGTGTCACTTCCTGCTTTGTTCCCGGGCGTGGTCGAAGTAAGAATGGGGGGTCCTCATAAAACAGGCCTTCCATAATCTTCGGGACTATCGCGCTCAAGTGATTTGACAGCGTGAACTTCGGGACGTTCGCCTGCGCTACGTTACCGCCATCAAACGCTGAAGCCTGACGCGGACTCTGCAAGATTATATCGGATTCTGTCCAAGCGTTTGCCCACTGCTGAACACTTTGGTCGTTATCCGAACGCGCAGCGTCGTCAATAACCAACTTCAATGCTGACTCGTCATCGAACATGTAAGTCCCAGTATCTGGGTCCTTATGCATGTTCTTTGACGTGATGTCACCTACAGGATCGATAGCCCTATTTTCAAGGGTCTCGGCTGCATGTGGGTTCAACGCTTCCGTCATTCCGTTTTCCTATTAGCGCCCTAGAAATTTCCTTCTGATATCATTGCTAGGGGATGGAGATTCTACAGGCTCTTCCGATATGGCGGGCGCTGTTGGAATTCCCTGGTCTCCGAACATTATTCGATACTGCTCTCTCTGGAGCCGTTGACTGTATAGTTGCTCTTCCATGACCGCTTTCTCTTCTTGCTCTTTCGGACTTAGCGGGACGCTGCTAGGAAGATACCTCCCGATGTGCGCCATCGCGTCCGGAATATCATCTTTTCGAGTTCGTGTGCTCTTCTCCCCGGTATAGTTCAACAACTGAGGAAACACGCCGTCTCTATCCTCCAGCCACGGGCCGTTTGCGAAGAACAGCCTGCCCGTATTCAGAAGAACCTCAAGACCCTTGATACGGTTACGCTTTGCGTTGTCCTCGTTGCTCGGTATCCGCATGTAGACATTCGGAATGAATCCGCAAATCTGTATCGACCTATTCCGAATCTCTACTTGAAGCAACTCTAAGCCGCCAGTATTTTCAATCTGGTTTTGCTTAGGCATCCACTTCTTGTTCAACATCGCTATGTAGTAAGCGATCTCACTCTGGGTCCAGTGACCAAAGATTACTTCCATCACAACGGCGGCGACCACCCCGTCCTCCTTCTGGAAGACTTTCATTACAACGCCGACAGTGTAATCCGAATTCTTCTTCGCTTCCTTAGCTGTATCCCACAGAATATAGGTCTCGCCGCGCCAAGAACGCGCCACCTCGGGATTTACAATAGCACGCTTCAACACATCTTCGTTGAAATAGATGCTGAAGTTATCGCCCCAGACGGGCTCGTTCAACTGCTGGCAGCGAAACTCCTTCTCGTCGTTCTTGAGTAGACCGAGAAGATACTTGAACGAAGCGTGCTCGGGGAATGTCAAAACGACCATATGCTCTTGAATATCACGAAGATTCTTCTTCGCGACATGCATGAACTCTGGCTTGACGTACCAGGCCGCTCCGCAAAACCACTTCAATCCTGCGGCTTCCGGGTCCTCGATAGACTTATCGTGACGAACACCGTAGTAATCGTCCGGAAAGTAGCGGGTACCGAGGGCATCGATCTTCCCCCACGTATCGCACAAGTTCAAAGTATTGTTAAGATCGCCCCTAAGCTTAAGTCTCGTCGCGTCTGTCTTACAGTTCGTGTTCGACACAACGTCATCAAACTTCATTACGTCGCAGTGCCAACCTGACAGAGTCGAGTCAATAGAATCGGCCCACAGGGTCGGGTAGATTCGATCTCGACGTCTCGCCGGAGTCACCAAATCTTCTGCCGAAGTTCCGTCCACTCCGCGAAGAACAAATTCAGGGAATAGAAGGTGGAGTGGCTTGGGCACCGCGCCGCGAGCCAAATAAAATTGTTTCTTGATCTCCAATACGAACTGCGCCGCCAAGTCTTTGGCTGCGGTCATAATCATCATGGAGATATCGGGACAGCATAATATCCACTGGATCGCGTCTGCGCGCCCGATGGTTGACTTGAAGAACGCACGTGGGTACAAAAGAATCATCATCCGACGATAGTTGTCGGGGTCTTCTTCAGCACCTGGCTTCGGGACATAGTTCTTAACCGATGGGTCCCAAATAACCGGAGCACGATTCTGCCGCTTTATCGCGGACTGAACCGTATCGACGCTATATCCAGGTCTGTAGACGCCGTCAAAATCTTTTTGAATGAATTGATTGCAGACAATTTGATGAGTTGCCTTGGTCAACTTAGTGTTGCCCAGGACAGCTATGTTAAGCCAGAACAGGTCCTTCCGGGCCTGGTCGCGAGCGTACAGCCACTGATCGAAGTGCAGGTAGCCGTCGTCGTGAAAATGAATTGGATCGTAAATATTATACTGGCCTGTAGGGAGACCCTTTCTGTCGTCCAGGTATTGAATCCTGTCGTAGGAAAAGTCACCTGACGGGCTCCCTTTCTTATCGAGAATCTCGGTGCCGACAACTCTTCGAGCCCTGATCGGCTCCACTACGGTCTCGTCGCGGCCCTTCTTTTTCTTCTTAGGCTTGTCTTCATCTTCGTCGGAATTGGCCTTGTTAGGCCTTTCCTTACTAGGCTTAGACTTACCCTTCCCCCGGGCCTCGTCCTCTTCGGACATGTGCTCGACCCCGACATACAGCAGCCACAACTCCTCCATCGGAGTCTTCTCGCGACCGTTGCCATCTGCGGAACTTATGTGACCTTCGCCTCGGAAATATTTACCCTCTAGGCAGCAAGAAAGAATTTCTGGGTCTACCTTAGACAGATCGAGCCCCTCAATCTCCCCTCTGACCAGCTTAGGCCAGAAGTCGAGTTGCTTGTCTCTACGATATTTTACAAACTCCCAATCTTTCTTTCTTTGACCTGCTAGCATATTGGCTCCGTGGTATTGTAAAACTATTATGAAGCGTATTGAGTTTCTTTTGTTTCTTTTGTTTCTTCCTTTGCTTTAAAAACTGGCTTCGCGTGAAACTTCTTTCCGTCAAAAGATATTTCAATAACTCCGCCGGGTTCGGCCAATGCTGCTTCATGATCTCCGTGAAGCAACTCACCGATAACGTGAAGAATACTTGCGTGAGCAGAAACTAGGCTAGGCTTTCCTGTGCGAACCCCCGCTCTGAAAGCCTTAAGTAATGGACGCCTGGCTCTTTCATGTATATCGTCCAAAGACTCCCCACCCGGTATTGTTTCATCGGGATGGGCCTCGTAATAGTCCATCTCACTCTTATGTTTTTCTTTGTTCTTACCAGATAGCTTTCCAGAGTCTAAAGGCAATAAACCGTTGTCCGAAACTGCCTTAATTCCTCGGCCTTTCAAAATTGTTTTGGCCGTATCTTTAGAACGACTCAACGGACTCGTCCATGCTTGACCGATTTCCTTATCCGCTAAAAACTTAGCCGCGTCTTTTGCGTCCTGCTTTCCGTTTTCATCTAGAGGTATATCCAACTGCCCACGGAATTTATTTTCTTCGTTTGCGACCGTACGACCATGTCTTACCGCATAGCAGACGACTTGTTCGTTTGACTTTTCATCTGCCATAAAATCCTCTTATTGCGAATCCTTATCCGGCCACTTCTGGGAGAATCCGAAATGTCCCGCCAAGAACGAATAGAACGCGTATAGACTTGAGACATATCCCGAGCCTAAATCCTTTCCCGAAATAAAGTGGTACCCTGTCGTGACTGCGAATACGAGCAAGGCAATCGGAACGTGCAGGTCATTCGTAAGCTTAGACAGAACAGATTTGATGTCCATTAGTGTTTGAAGCTACCCATTGTCTTTGCGAAATTCTTCATGTGCTTCATGTGTTCGCTATCGCTATCTTTAGCTGCCATCTTCTCGGCAGGGATTGTCTCTCCCTCAGGTACACCAAGAGCCCTATGAAGGCCTCCTTTTCTGAGGTGGTGCATTGCGCGATACAAACTTACGTTATGCTTCGCCATTTTACGCCCCCATCGCTGGAGGAGGTGCTCCGCCTGCGCCTGACACTGCTGCTGGCGGTGGTACTCCCGCTGGTGCTCCGGCTTCCGCCTCGGCTTCGCCTGGGTTCGGGGCGCTAGTGTGGTCCATAATCCCATCCATCATCCCATCGTGGTCGGCGGAGGCATACTTCTTGTCGTGCGCTGGGCCGTCCTCATGCTCGTGGTGAGTGGTATGTGATCCGTCCGCGTGGTGTTCGATATGCGTTTTATGGTACCCGTGCCCCGCGTGCTTCTTTTTCTTTGTTTCCTTTTCTTCAGCCATTTGAATCTCCTAAAGTATTACTCGGATTCTTTTCTAGCCTTGCGTGCGTGTGCATACGTCGGCAGGCCCTTGCGAGGGGTCGTTGCGAAATCATGTAATTGCTTATGTGACATCTCTAACAAACCTTTATTCTCGGCGTGCAGCTTCTCCGGTTCGTGCTCGGCTATCGCCATCGCGATCTGTTGCTTCTTGCTGACTGCTGGCATACTAACCTCTTAAAACTTGAGATGGAGCCAAGATGCTAGATCGTGATGAACTACCCCGCTCGCGAAGACGATGCAGGAGTGAATCCACTGACGCTTCTCGCCCTTCTCTTGCTTTGCTTCAAGTTCTGCTACGCGAGATTCCATACTACCTTTAAAACCAGAAAATTCAGCGTGTAGTTCACCAATTGCTTTTGTCAATTCGTTTCTGCTGTCGCTAATTGCTTGCATGACAGCCAAGGTGTCGCCATTCATGTGGGCCTTATAGAACAAAATTTGCCGGGGCTATACGTCGGCTGCTCTGGCTTTCACAGTATTCTGGAAGGAGAGCTGCAATTCTGTAGATGCGGCCCGTCCCTATCCTAGAATTTTAGTATTTTCGTATCTCTTGAGATACGTTATGGCAGACAACAAAACTTCTTGATTTTCGAAGAAGTGTCCGAGTCCTTTATTACAACTTCCGCAAAGCAATCCCCGAGTCTCATCTGTAATATGATTATGATCTACACAAATAGTTGTTCTAGAACAACCTGGCATTGCGTTACGTACTTCGTCAAATGCTTTATGACAGATGGCGCATTGATTATCTTGAGACTTCAATAATGACTCAAAAGCATCATTTGTCATCCCAAACTTAATCTTACGGTGATACTGTTTCGTCCTAAGACGATATTCCGGGTTGTTCTTAAGAACATCATGATAATAACTTCTGTCGTATGCACGAATGCTTTCGGGCTTCTCTTTTCGTCTATTGCGCTTATAAGTTTTAGGCTTATCAGGATTATTTTTAACCCATTCAGCCATTTCTAAACTTCTACACTTCCTACAAACACCCGACCCCTTCTTAAATACAATAGCAGAACAATTTTCTTTTGTTAATTCTTTCTCGCACTTCCTACAAAATCCTTTTTCCATTTTACTCTCCAGTCAAGAGTCGATGAGGCGTGTGACTGGCACGCCTCATCTATTTGTAGCCACAACTTGTTGAAAATAAAGAAGTTAGTCCTCAGTCCTGGACTATTTTGAACTCATAAAGCGAAGCGCTGTTGCCAGTGGTGCCTGCGCTGAACGTAACACCGACTACGAATCCCTGCTGACTTGCCAACGGGGTTCCTACCGGGGCTACACCCTGGATAACCGTAATCATAGCCCAAGCTGCGCCTGAACTGGTTGCTCCGCTCGTCTGACTACCGAATTGATAGCACATCATTCCGTAGATTGACTGAGCGGCTGGATCGTACATACCATCGAACGCAACCGACCAACCCACCTGCGGGTCGGCATTAACGAAGGCACCTGACGCCACGTTTCCGGCTAGAGTTACATAGCTCGGGGTAGCGATGGTTCCCTTGTTGTATTGAATGATCGGAGTCAACGTCGGGGTTGACGCTGTAGCCGATGCGGTTCCGGATGCGTATATACGGAAGCGACCGCCCTGCAACTTGTACGCAACAACGTCAAAAGGAAGCTGGCCTAGTGCGCTAGTTGAAGACGGGGTCTGTCCTAGCTGTGTGTTCGTGATCGGGGCGTTAACTCCGGTCACACCCGAATTCCATAGGGATTGCGGGGGGTTGCTTGTAAAATACTGCAATACTGCGCTGGTTCCGCCAACTATTGACGGATTTGCAACGCTTACTTGATACTGTGCGATTACACCCATTTTATTTCTCCTATTAACACGGTCGCTGCGCTTCGATTTTAATCTACCACACAAACTCCGCGCTTTAATGAAAAGCACCCTTGGGTGCCCTCAAACTCTTTCCAGTGACGTGCCACACTCTGCACAAAACTTCACTGACGATTTATTTTTCTTGCCACAAGTTTCGCATTCGAGCTTCTGTCGTACGGTCTTCGCGACCTTAACAGGAGCGCCCGCCTTCTTGCCGACAAGATGCAGAACAACCACCTCGGACTGCTCTGTCTCAAAACCATTTACTGATACAAACTTTTGTTCGCTCAACGAGCCCGGCACGGTGATGCCCACTTCGTTTGAGATGAGTTCCGCGTTCTTCGACATACTCATCAAGTTCACGGAACAGTTCATGTTCTGCAATGTGCCGGAGGTTGAACAGGTCGTTCCAGACGCACTGATTGGACCTCTAAACAGCGATCCGCTATTATTCAGTGCCCCCGTGTACGTAATGTACGAATAGTCCTTCGGATAACAAGGATAGCACCCACCAGGATAATAATGATGGTAATAATCGTGGTAAGTATGGTGGTAAACAACCTTCGGCGATTCATAAATCTTCTCTCGCCTGAACTCTACCCGAACTAGACCGTCTTCGGCCTTATTTCCACGGTGCTTCTCGATCTTGTCGGTGAGTTCGATGAACTTGAATCGATTGCCCCGATCCAGGTCCTTGACAAATCTCTCGACTTCAATATCACGACCTGGCTCGATGATGAGCCACCCGGTCGCTTCTGTCCCGTCAATCGAAATACGCGCCTGCATACGAACCGAGTCCAGATTCTTCAACAGGATGCTGTACTCCGATCCGAACGGAAGTTCAACGCGGTCCGAAGACTCGCGGAGAACCTTTCCGTTCACCTTTATCGCACAAACAAAGTTCTTCTTATACGTCATAATTACTCCTTGAACGGGTCACAGAGTAGGACCCCGATGTTTAGACTCTGTTGATTTTCATTGTGACGAAACCCCTCGTTTGAGGGGGTTTTGTTACAAAGAATATTTAGACTGCGTCCGAAGCATCGCCGAGACCGCCGCCTGGGGCGACCATCGCAGGCTTCTTTTTTGCCATGCCCCCCAAAGCCTCATCTTCATGCGAAGTAGTTCCAGGCATTGAATGTGCCATGGGCGGTTTCTTTTTCTTAACACCACCGAGGGCTTCGTCGATGTTCATAGAAGAGTTGCCAGGCTGAGAATGTGCCATAGCGGGTTTTTTCTTTGTAGAGCCCCCGAGGGTCTCTTCACACGATTTTGCTGTCATAGAATCTCCTATACGAAGTTGACTGAAACAGAAACATTAGATGAGGGGGCCGTGACGCCAGCGGTTCCGCCAGCAGTTACGCATATCGCGGCCAACGCGGCGGGGAATGTCACTCCCGGGTTAGCGCCCGTAAAAAATGTGCGGGTCACAATCGCGCCCGCTGGAGCGTAGATGATTTCGTCCGGCGCGGTGGTGCCCACGACTACCGAGCCTGCGGCCAGATTGTAGAGCTTGACATAGCTGACCGCTCCGCTGTTCAAGGTGTTGTCCACTGTCACTGCGTAGACGACAGCAGAGCTTGCCTTGATAGCGTCGGCGGTAGCGCCCATCGCGGTATCGTTAAATATTTTTTCGTTCGACGGCGATCCGACGACCACCTGGGTTATAGCCATATCGTTTCTCCGTTATACATCCAAGAAAGTTACAGTTTCAGCAGTGCTGGCAGAGATTCCATAGACCGCCGATTTCGATGGGATAGATATGCTTGCGCCCACGACTCCAGGTAGAAGTTGCCCTGTGGATGCCGTGACAGTTGCGTCTATACCAATGTAGATGGCAATCGTACCTGTATTCGTAATCAAGACCGCGTGGCGACCTGTGTTCTGCGCAACAATTAAGGTTGCTGTTCCCAGGACCGATACTTGACCTGTATTA